CTGTCGATCAGTTTGAAACGCCAGAGGCTTACGCCGATGCGTTGGCCTATCAAAAGGCCGAACAATTGATCGCGCAGCGCGAAGCGGCCAAGCAGCACTCGCAAGTTCTTGAGAGTTATCACGATCTGGAAGAGGAAGCCCGCGCTAAGTATGATGACTTTGAACAAGTCGCATACAACCCCAAGTTGCCAATTACTGATGTGATGGCCGATACGATTCGGTCTTCGGATGTTGGGCCTGAGTTAGCTTACTACCTTGGAACTAACCCCAAAGATGCAGAGCGTATATCTCGCCTAGCCCCGCTTGCACAGGCAAAGGAAATTGGGAAGATTGAGGCCAAATTGGCGTCTGATCCACCAATGAAACGTACGACATCCGCGCCAGCGCCGATTTCGCCTGTTACTGCCCGATCCACTGGATCACCGGCTTATGACACTACAGACCCCAGGTCAGATAAGACCATGACGGCCTCGCAGTGGATTGAAGCCGAAAGGGCACGACAACGGAAGAAGTGGGAAGCGCAAAACCGCTAACTTTTTTTAAGGACTTTTTTCATGGCTAATAGTATCCTAACCATTGACATGATTACTCGGAAGGCTCTCGAAATCCTCGAGAACAACCTGGTAATCACTCGTAACGTAAACCGTCAGTACGACGACAGCTTTGCTGTTGAAGGTGCCAAGATTGGTTCTACTCTGCGTATTCGCCTCCCTGACCGCGCTTTGGTCACTGACGGTGCCGCCCTGCAAGTTCAGGACGACAACGAGCAGTTCACCACTTTGACTGTCGCCTCGCAAAAGCATATCGGCGTGAACTTCACTTCCGCTGAATTGACCATGCAGTTGGACGACTTTGCAGAGCGTGTATTGAAACCACGTATCAGCCAGTTGGCCTCCAGCATTGATGCTGACGTTGCTAACTGCTTTAAGACTATTGGTAACACTGTCGGCACTCCAGGCACTACGCCAGCTACTTCTTTGGTTTTGTTGCAAGCGCAGCAAAAGCTGAACGAAAACGCTGCTGTAATGTCGCCCCGCTATGCAACGGTTAACCCCGCTGCAAACGCTGGCTTGGTTGAAGGCATGAAAGGTTTGTTTAATCCTACCGACACCGTGTCTCGCCAATTTAAAAACGGCATGATGGGCACTGGCGTGTTGGGTTTTGAAGAAATCAACATGAGCCAATCCATCAAGCAGTTCACCACTGGTTCGCGTGATGCTACGGCTGCTACCACGGTTGGCACCACGGTGACTACCGAAGGCTCTTCCACTTTGAGCCTGTCGCAAGCCTCGGTTACTACGACCATCAAGGCCGGTGATGTCTTTACCATTGCAGCTTGCTCTTCTGTAAATCCGCAAACTCGTGAAACCACGGGTTCGTTGTTCCAGTTTGTGGCTTTGGCTGATGCTACTGCTGTCTCTGGCACTTGGACTGTGACTGTGGCTCCCATGTACTCCGCTGCTCACGCATTGGCTACCATGACTGCTCTGCCACAATCTAGCGCTGTTGTGACTTTCGTTGGCACCGCTTCTACTGCTTACGCACAGAACTTGGTTTACCACAAGGACGCCATTACGTTTGCTACTGCTGACTTGTTGCTGCCCCAGGGTGTTGACATGGCCGCCCGTGCGGTTCATAACGGAATCAGCTTGCGTGTCGTGCGCCAGTACGATATCAACAATGACCGTATGCCTTGCCGTATTGACGTACTGTATGGCTTTAGCACCATTCGTCCACAGATGGCTTGCCGCATCTGGGGTTAATCAATTCTTTTTAAAGGAAATTTATCATGGCTATTCCTAATTCTGGCGGTGGATATCAGTTTACTGATGGCAACACCAATGAAATCATCATGGGCGTTCAAGCAGCGCCTAATACGGCGACTGCTACGGCCACTCTGACCGTTGCACAAACCACGGGCGGTATCTTGGTGGGCAATCCGTCTACCACAGCGGCAACCTACACGTTCCCAACTGCTGCGGCAATTGATGCGGTGTTCACCAACGCAAAAGTTAACAGCACGTTTGATTTGACAGTTATTAATTTAGGCACTTCAACTGGCCTAATTACTATGGCTGTGGGAACTGGCATTACTGCGGTTGGCAACTTGGTTGTTGCTATTACTGGCAGTGCGGCAGGTGTGAGTGGCGCGGGACAATTCTTGTTCCGCAAGACCGGCGATGCTGCATACACTGTGTATCGCATAGCCTAAACCTGAATGGGGCTTCGGCCCCGTTCTATAAGGAAATAATTATGGCAAATACAAAATCTATTGGTGTTGCTTTTGAAGACCAAGACCTCAAAGGTTCAGCAACAATTTATGCCCTTGCTGGAAGTGGGCAGCTTGGATATAACACTGGAAGTTCTACTACGGCGCCTTCAACTGTTACTCAAGCTACAAGCAAATCTACTGGCGTAACTATTAACGCGTCTGTTGGTCAAATTGTGACAAACAATGCTGCTTTGGCCGCCGGTGTTGAAGTAGCTTTTGTTGTGACAAATAGTGCGGTAAGTGCCTATGATGTTCCAATTGTGGCATTAGCAAGCGGCGCAGCCACGGCGGGAACGTATTTGCTTTCGGTGGCCGCTGTCGCTGCCGGATCATTTACCGTAGTAATTTCAAATGCATCCGCAGGCAGCTTGTCTGAGGCGCTGACTTTGAATTTTGCTTTGATTCACGTTGCACAAGCGTAAGAGGAAGGGGAGGTCAAAAACTTCCCCTTTCATTTATGGAAATATACCTCGCTCACCCCGTTCATGGCCGCAAAGTGGCGACTATGGAACTTGAAGCCGAATACGATGAACAAAACGGCTGGACACGATATACTCAGGATACGCCCCAAGTCACCGAGGCGGCTCCTGTTAACGCACTGGAAGTAAAGCGCCGTCGTAGAACCGAACCCGAAGGAGCCTAGTCATGGCGACATATACCGCTGGCGAACAGATTAACCGAGCACTAAGATTGCTTGGTGTGCTGGCTGAAGGCGAAACTACTTCTGCTTCAGTGTCGCAAGATAGCTTGATGGCGCTAAACCAAATGATTGATAGCTGGAATACTGAGCGGCTGTCGGTGTTCAGCACTCAAGACCAGGTGTTTACTTGGCCTGCTGGCTTTATCAACCGTACCCTTGGCCCAACAGGCAATTTCGTAGGCAACCGGCCCATCTTGCTGGATGACGCGACCTACTACCGCGACCCAGGCACCAACGTCAGCTTTGGCATAAAAATGATCAATCAGCAGCAGTACGATGGTATTGCTGTTAAGACGGTTACGTCTACGTACCCGCAAGTGCTGTTTATCAACATGACGTATCCTGATGTGGATATGTACATATACCCCAAGCCCACACGGGACTTGGAGTGGCACTTTATCAGCGTTGAAGAGTTAACCCAGCCTGCCAACTTGGCGACCAATATCTTGTTCCCGCCGGGTTACTTGCGTGCCTTTACCTACAACTTGGCTTGCGAGATCGCACCTGAGTTTGGCGTGGAGCCCAGCCCCCAAGTGCAGCGCATTGCTATGACCAGCAAGCGCAATCTGAAACGCATCAACAACCCTGACGATGTGATGTCTATGCCTTACGCCATTGTGGCGACTCGTCAACGCTTTAACATTTACGCAGGAAACTACTAACATGGCAACTATCGCAATCTCATCTCTTCCCGTCGCAACTGCTGCTGCCGTTGGTGATGTCTTGCCAATTGTGCAAGGTGGCACCACAAAACAGCTTACCAACGCGCTGCTGTTTACCAGCCCCACATTGGTGACGCCCGCTTTGGGTACGGTTGCCAGTGGCAATATCAGCGCTTGTACTAGCACCAGTATGGCTATGGTTACGCCTGTAATCGGTGCAGCTACAGGCACAAGTCTAGCGGTAACTGGTGCAGTCACTTCATCTGGCACGGCTGGTGTAGGCTATGCCACAGGCGCTGGCGGTGCGGTTACACAATTAACTAGCCGCACCACGGGCGTAACGCTTAACAAGACGGCAGGCGCAATTACTATGTTTAGCGCGGCAGGAACAACGACGGCGGCAACTTTTACTGTGACCAACAGCACTGTGGCGGCGACTGATGTTGTCATCTTGAATCAAAAGTCAGGCACTGACTTGTACGACTTGATGGTCACTGCGGTGGCAGCGGGTAGTTTTAACATCACATTCCGCACCACTGGCGGCACGACTACAGAAACGCCCGTATTTAACTTTGCGGTTATCAAAGCAGTTGCGGCTTAATGAAAACGCCCATCCTTGGTTCAACCTATGTAGCACGTAGCGTCAATGCTGCGGATGCCCGCATGGTGAACCTGTTTCCCGAGATCGTGCCAGAGGCAGGCAAGGAACCAGGCTTTCTAAACCGAGCGCCTGGCTTGAACTTACTTTCAACGGTAGGCACCGGCCCCGTTCGAGGGTTGTGGGCGTTTTCATCTAACGACAGCACGGCCTTTGTGGTGTCGGGCACCGAGTTGTACAAAATTACTACTGCGTACGCTGCTACGCTGATTGGCACCGTAGCTGGCACCGGCCCTGTCAGTTTGGCCGACAATGGCACTCAGTTGTTTATTGCGGCCAATGGCCCGAGTTACATATATAACAACACCACAAACGTTTTTGGTCAGATCACTGACCCTGACTTCCCCGGCGCTGCAACTGTCTGTTACCTAGACGGCTACTTTGTGTTCAACCAACCAAACAGCCAATTGATGTGGGTAACTCAGTTGCTGGACGGCACATCCATTGACCCGCTAGAGTTTGTCAGCACCGAAGGCTCACCTGATGGTCTACTGGCCGTAACGTCCAACTTCCGCGAGGTGTGGGCCTTTGGCACAAACTCGATTGAGGTTTGGTACGACTCTGGCGCTACAGACTTCCCCCTGCAACGCATCCAAGGCGCGTTTAACGAGTTAGGCTGCGCGGCTCCCTTTTCTATAGCCAAGATGGACAACGGCATTTTTTGGCTTGGCCGCGACCGCCGGGGTCAAGGTATTGTCTACCGCGCCAACGGCTATTCGGGCGTTCGCATTTCTACTCATGCTGTTGAGTGGCAGATTCAGCAATACGCTGATTTGACGGACGCTATTGCGTACACATACCAGCAAGACGGCCACAGTTTTTATGTGCTGATTTTCCCTAGCGCCAACACCAGTTGGGTCTATGACGCGGCAACGCAAGCTTGGCATGAGCGTGCGGGCTTTGACAATGGTGAATTTACCCGCCACCGCAGTAACTGCCAAATGGCGTTCAACAACAAGATTGTCGTTGGCGACTTTGAGAACGGCAACATCTATGCGTTTGATTTGGACGATTATTCGGACAATGGCAGCATTCAAAAGTGGTTGCGCTCATGGCGGGCGTTGCCAACCGGCCAAAACAATTTGAAGCGTACGGCGCATCACAGCCTGCAACTGGACTGCGAAACAGGTGTGGGACTAAATCTGTACCCTGGGTACGACAGCGAAAATATTGACACTGAGTCAGGGTTAGACCTTGTAGCTGAATACGTACAGACGTTTTTAACAACGCAATCGGGTGTTACTTTAACTACCGAGGCCGGGGACGGTTTTCAGCCTTTAGGTCAATACGAACTGTCGGATACCGATATTAGTGGGTACAACTTAGTAACCACGTCTTATCTTGCTGCACCCGGTTACGACCCTGAAGTCATGCTGCGCTGGTCAGATGACGGCGGTCATACTTGGAGCAACGAACACTGGTCGCCAGTTGGCAAAATTGGTGCGTATGGTCACCGAACTTTTTGGCGTCGGTTGGGCATGACTTTAAAGCTGCGTGACCGTGTGTACGAACTGTCAGGCACTGACCCTGTAAAAATTACAATCATGGGCGCTGAACTCATTTTGAGTCCAACAAATGCCTAGCCCTAACGCTACGCCAACGCCGATCACGCCGCCGCGCGTGCCGTTGATTGACCCCCGCACGAATCTGATTGATCGCGCTTGGTATTTGTTTTTCTTGTCGCTCAACAACATTGCGTCTGCTGTTGTTGATGACTCTGGGCTTACATTTAGCTCCGAGTCTTTGCTTGCGTCCTACGATGCGGCGCTTCGCTCGGTCAATCAAGAATTGCAAACCCTGCCGCCGGTAGTCACTTTGCCTGCGCCTGACGTATTGGGCGACTGTTGCTCTGCCTTAATATCTCAGACTGCTGAAATGCAAAAGCAGATTGAGGCTTTGCAAGTGCAGCCGATTGTTGACATTGCGGCTATCACTGCGGCCATTAGCGCTGCGTCATCAGCGCCTGTTACCAAAACTGCTGACTTTACGGTAGCTGACAATGAGACTTGGATTATCAACAACAAGTCAGGCTCGACCTGTACGGTGACTCTGCCCACGGCAAGCGCATGGTCGGGCAGATATATTACATTTAAAAACTTGCAGGCTCAGACCTTGGTGTCTGCGTCAAGCAACGTGGTGCTGATTGACAGCGCGGCGGCTGGCACCGCAATCCTCTTGGCAGTTGTAGGAAATTGGGCGACAATGGTGTCTGACGGCACAAATTGGGTCATTATGCAACAGGCCGCTAACAACAACCTGCTTTTGGAGTAAACCATGACCGTATCAGTAAAAGTCCTTGTAGCCGCAAAGTTTGCCGAAAGCTCGCAAACAACCCAGTACACCGCAACTGGCGTCACGGCCATCATTGACAAGTTTACCGCAACTAACATCACTGCCACGGCAGCTACGATCAGCGTCAACTTGGTCACCTCGGCTGGGTCTTCTGGTAACACCAACCTGATTACCAAGACCAAGACGCTTCAGGCTTCTGAGGTCTACACATTCCCTGAACTGGTGGGCCAAGTGCTTGGTGTTGGCGACTTTATTAGTACCATTGCTGGCACTGCCAGCGCAATCAATATCCGCGTTTCTGGGCGTGAGGTGACTTGATGATTTACCACCACTTTAGCTCAGGTGTGTACGCTAAAGAAGCGTTTATTCCTGCGGGTCAAATTTTAGTGCAGCACGCGCACAAACATGACCACCTATCTATTTTGGCTAGTGGGTCTGTAGAACTTATTGTAAACGGCGTTAAATCCATTGTTAACGCCCCCGCTTGTCTGACTATAGCGGCGGGGCAACATCACGGCGTAAAATCAATTACAGATGTTGTTTGGTATTGCATACACGCCACTGATTGCACTGATGAAGACGAAATTGATGAATTGTTAATTGTGCCTGGGGATATTGACCAGGCGCGTAATATTGCTCAGTGTTTGAGCGAAGGAGTTTGATATGCCTTGGATGCTTCCCGCCGCAATTATTGGCAGTTCTTTGTTTGGGGCAAATGCCGCCAACAAAGCCGCTGACACTCAAGCCGCTGCCGCTGACCGCGCTGCCGAGTTGCAGTACAAAATGTACCAAGAAAATGTGCAACGGCAACAGCCTTTTTTAGAGGCTGGAGTAGGAGCGCTTAACAAGCTGACCACTGCGGTTGATTACAAGCCGTTTGGAATGGATCAGTATAAAGCAGACCCAGGCTACGCATTTCGTTTAGGTGAAGGTCAGAAAGCACTTGATCGTCAAGCCGCTGCAAGGGGCGGTCTGATCTCCGGCGGCGCTTTAAAAGCCGCTACTCGCTACGGCCAAGACATGGGCTCACAAGAGTACCAAAACGCTTTTAATCGTTATCAGACTGAACGTGCAGCCATGCTTAACCCGTTGCAATCATTAGCTGGTGTGGGACAAACTACGGCTACTACTTTAGGCAATGCCGGCCAGTCATATGGCACAAACGCCGGTGAAGCATACATGGGGGGTGCCAACGCACGTGCATCTGGATACGTAGGAGGCGCAAATGCGCTTACCGGCGGTTTAAGTTCGTACTTAAACTATAACCAAGGGCAAGACTATTTAAATAGACTGCGGCTCCCCGGCGTCGGTGGCGGTAGTTCTTTAATGAGTGAACCATACGCCGGTTATAACGCATCAATTGGACTACGGTCGTAAGGAACAATCATGCCTTTAGATACACGAATTGCTCTTGGTGTTCAGCCGCTTCAACTTGCTGATCCATTGGCACGAGAAGGCCAAGTACAAAACATTTTGGCTTCGCAAGCCCAGCAACGAGCCG